AGATTGCGCAATTTTTTGGCACCGTTCGTAATTCACTTTCTGGAGGCAACTCAAAGCTGACTCGTTCGGATTCTTGCCACGACACACTATATGTTGAGGCCAAGCACGCTAAACGACACAAGATATGGTCCCTGTATGAAGAAGCATTGCCGAGGGCAAAGAAGGAGAGTAAAATCCCCGTACTTGCGATGTCGAAGTCGAATAGACAAGGGTTTCTGATAGTTTTTCATTCGCAAGATTTCAAAGTCATCTGCATCAAATACCTGAAAGGGCTAGGTTACGATGTTGCTCGTAAGAGGAATGCACAGGGAGTGGCAATCACACGAAAAGCAATGGAATAGTTGCCAGAGATGCGACCTCCACAAGATTACCTCTAGGCACGTTCTCGTCAGGGGGACGCTTCCATGCGATTTCCTTTTCGTCGGTGAAGCTCCAGGAAGCATCGAAGATATCCTGGGGTTCCCTTTCGTTGGTCCAGCAGGACAAAGACTGGATAAACTCTTAGGCGAAATCGACAAACCGTTTTCGTACGCCATCACAAACGTAGTTGCCTGCACCCCTAGGATTGATAAAGACCGAGATGAAATCAGGGAACCGACACGAGAAGAATCTACTTCTTGCCGCCCCCGTATTATAGACCTTTTGGAAATGGCACGTCCGATAGGGCTAGTCTATCTTGGCCGAGTAGCGGAACGGTTTGCATCCAAAGACTCCCGTTTGAGGAAGATCCCATCCGTCGCATTAAAGCATCCCGCATACCTACTCAGGCTGTCAGGAGAGCAAAAATTATCAGAAGAAACACGGTTCGCAAACCAGCTAACCCAATTTATAGAGGAGGTACAGGATGGTAGTTAAGCGGAGAGGGAAAGGGCTAAACAGACGTACATCAGGAAACAACCTAAAACCAAAGAAAAACATAGCTAAGAAAGTACCATACAGGAATCTCTACGAGGATGGAATTACTTATTCCTTCCTATCTCAATTTCACAACTGCCGTGAGTCTGCTCGACTCCAGTATGTGGAGGGATGGTACACGGAAGGTCTTGCGATGCCCCTGGACTTCGGTCTTGCATTTCATGACTGCCTGGAATGGGTGGCATCAGGAAATTCGCCAGACCGAATATCTCAACCACTAAGCAGCTACCAGAAATCCAAACTCAGCAATACAAAGCTGCGTACTGACGAACGTAAGCAACTTGACATGCTTGTGGGTATGGTGAAGGTGGTCTTTCCTCTCTACGCCGAATACTGGAAGGCTAAAGATGCTGACTTCAAATATGTTCTCCAAGAAGAAGCTTTTAAGGTACAGCACAAAATCAATTATTACGGTGAGGAAAAGACTATACCTATCCGTGGCCGCATAGACGCTGCCTTCACCAGAAAGTCTGACGGTATATTCTGCCTCCAAGAGAACAAAACCAAAGGTAAAATTGATGAGGATGGTATTCAATCTGCTTTGCACATGGACATGCAGACCATGATGTACTGTCTAGCCCTCCGGTACATGCACGGCACTGCGCCTGCGGAGGTTTTATACAACGTTATCCGCAGACCTGGACTTAAGCAAAGGAAGAAAGAAACCGTAGACCAGTTCCTTTCGCGAGTCCGGGAGGACATACATGGTCGACCTCAGTGGTATTTCATGCGCTGGCGAGTAGATTTTTCTCCAGGGGACTTAGACCGATGGGTAGAAAACTGCTTCAACCCAATAGTTATCCAGGTTATCCGTTGGTGGGATTCCATTGCAGGTAACCCCTTCGACCCATCAAAATCCCCCGAGCATTTCACAGACCCCGAAGGGCTATTTGGGAGGTACGGACGAAGCAATTACTTCGACGCCCTCACCAAAGGAAATTATCAAGGACTACGTAGAGCAAGGAAAATATGATGGTCATTAGAACCCAAAAAGTCAGAGGAAAAAGAACACTTATTAAAGCAACCAACTCTTCCCCAGAAAAGGTAGTAATCCCTAACGGACCAATTGAACCTCCCTCCAACTTCTTGGATTACTGCACGGTACTGTTTGGCGCTAAGGGTGTTGGTAAGACCTCTCTCGCTGCCCAGTTCCCTGGTTCAATCGTACTGCAACTCGAACCTAGACGCCGTAATCTTCGGATCAGGCAATACGAAGTCCGACCAATGTCAGTCAAAGAACTAGAGATAGCTGGACTCAGTACATCCCCTTGGTTGGAAATCAAAGAGTTTGTAGATGCCGCTTTGAAAGACAAAACCGTTAAGCACATAACTATAGATACTGCTGATCGGTTCTACGACGCTGCGTTTATCTATCACTGCGTGCGGAAGGGTGTAGAAAATCCCTCCGAATGCAACGACTACGGTCAGACCTGGGACAAGATCAGATGGGATGTTGAAGAAACGCTAAATAAGATCCTGTACAGTTCCAAGGGTTGCATGATTACGAGTCATACCAAGTTGCGCGAGAACGAAGAAGATGAACAGGGAACTGAGTTTTACGCGCCAACATGTAAACCCGCAATGTGGAACATTCTCAAAGCTGCGGGAGATTACGCATTTTTTTACGGGTATCTGGGATCAAAGAGAGTCCTCCGACTCAGAGGTAGCGAGGAACGATATTGGCTTGCTTGCGGGCCTGAGGAGCATTTCCTTGACTCCAAGAAAAACCCCATCGAGATTATCCCCATGGGCAACTCTGCCAAAGTAGGCTACGAGAATCTGATGCTAGCATTCGACAACAAGCTAAAAATTTCCAAATGAGGTATTGACACGTATCCCTACGAGCCATAAACTAGGACTCAGACTTATTTACTACCCCCCCTTACCAACAGGAGAGTACTGTGGCAAAAAGAGCCAAAAAAGCGACCTTCGCCAGCGTTATGGCGAAACAACAAGACGCCTGGGACAGAGCCAGGAAGGTAAAAGATACTGGAGGTATACCGGACAATGATGAGATCGCAGAATCCCTAAAACTTGAAGACGGTGATTCAGTAAATTTCCCCGCGAGAGTCAATGCCTGCAAATTAGGAGTGGATCGCAACAGCAATCCATACGCCAATCTTTCATTCGTCGGTATCGGTGGCGCGGGAAAAGGCGTTACTGTGCCTAAGGGTCATTTCTTTTCGGACACTGTGATTAAGTCAGGTGACCGGAAGGGAGATACTATCACCAGCGAAGACAAGCAGGAGCGATTTTTCATCGACCTAAAGAGGATGGGTTACGAAACCGATGGTGATTCTTTCTCTGTGCAGGATCTGGAAGAAATTGCGGAAGACATTACCAAGACCAAACCAGGAGTAAAGATACGAGTCTCCTATCGTAGCGGGTACATTAACCTGTTTGTAAATAAGCCCCTGACGGACAACGAAGTTGCTGAGTACGAATCTAACGGAGCTGTCTACGAGGATGATACGGAAGAGGAGGAAGAAACTACTACACCGGAAGTAGAAGTAGCAGAGGAAAAGGAGGAAGAGGGAGAGGATGTCGATCCAGAGGTAGGTATGTTCTGCCTATGGAAATCCAACCGCATGAAAGAACCGGCTGACTTTGAGATAATGGTCGTCGATGCTGATAAAAAGACAGCTACCCTGCGTAGGGATACTGACGACAAAACATTTGCAGAAATCTCTTGGAAGGATATTGTAGAACTGTACGACGATTAACGTGGTCCTGGTCATAATGGCACTTTCCATCTGGCATCCACTGTCCTTGAGAAAGTGGGCGGGTAGGGTGGGATCACGCTGCGGTTAGCCCTGCCCATAACTCCTTTATACCTGATGGCAACGATGTCGTTGGGGGAGCACCTACTCTAACGGTGGACTAAGAGTAGGTGCTTTTTTTTCGTGGAGATAACTATGGGAATTTCATTCAGCAATCTCACACCGTATGGTGAATTTATCGCTATTGATACGGAATGCACGGGGCTAGATTTCCATCATGGAGATATGCCTTTTGCTGTCTCAGCTTGTGACTACAGAGGTAATATACATTTTTGGGCGTGGAAAGTAGATCCAGTTACTAGGGAGCTAGATTTGGCAGAAGGGATATCAGAATTTCGTGCTGGCACTAAATCTGACATTTCTTATATCCAGCTTTTGATTGATACGCACGAGTACGTTGTTTTCCACAACGCAAAATTCGACATAGCCGCTCTCTCCCGAATCGGAATTTCTGTCCCATTCGAGAAAGTGCAAGACACAATCATAGCGCACCATGTCTTGGACAATGCTGAGTCTCACAGACTAGATGACTTAGCTGATACCTATTTGGAAGTTACGCCCTTGGAAGACGAGTTGCGAACAGAAACAATACGCGCTAGGGCAGAAGGTAAACGAAGGGGATGGACTCTGGGAACTTCTCCTCAGGGCAAGGCGGAAGTTCCTCGTGACTACTGGATGTGCAACATGGTAGATCCGGCGTCTACCACTCTCCAGAATTATGCAGAGCAGGACGCGGTTAACACTGCCCTTCTGTGGAGTATGTTTTCCGCCCAGATCCAAAAGAGCAATCTTGTGACGCAGTATAACAGTCGAATGGATAATGTTCCCGTCGTGTACTGCATGGAACGTAGGGGAGTTAGTATATCCAAATCTCGCCTGGATAGTGAAATTCTGCGATACGGAAAAGTATCGCGTGAGAAGCATACCTATCTCCAAAAGCTAGGTGCTGCTGCTCTTGGTGATGGCGGATTTAATCCTAACTCTGGTCCGCAACTCATTGACCTTTTATACAACCACTATGATCTTCCGGAACTGTACTACACGAAGACTGGTATGCCCTCCGTTGATAGAGAAACCTTATTGGAGCTACAGAAACATGTTCCTTCTCATACAGAAGCAAAAAAGTTTTTACAGAACTTGCTTGAGATGAAGAAACACGAAACGTCACTCCGATACTTGCGGAATTACGCTTCGTATGCCAAACGAGAACTGGGTATGCGTCTTTTCCCATCAGTAAATATTACGGGGACCAAGACTACCCGTTTTTCTTCATCCAATCCCAATTCCCAAAACGTAGGTAAGGGTGATGAGTGGGAAACTAAAGACGGCACAGATAGTGACTTCACGGTACGAGATATCTTTGGCCCCATGAATAACCGTATCTGGTTCTCGATAGATTACAATCAGCTTCAATTACGAATTTTAGCTTATGCGTCAGAAGATCAGGTTTTAATTGAAGCTTTCGAGCATGGGTATGATTTTCATTCGTATGTGGCGTCTCGCATTTTCAGCAAAGAACCTGATCAAATAACAAGGCAGGAAAGAAGAATTGGCAAGAACGTTAACTTTGGTATCGTTTTTGGCGCGGGTGAAGCAAAGATAGATGCAACTTGTGGAGTCCCTGGTTTGTATCAGACTTTCCGCAACCTCTTCCCAAGCGTCGACAAGTACATGTCTCTTAATACTCGCCAAGTACGTAAGCATGGATACGTAAAAACTCTAGGTGGGTATCGGCTCTGGGTGCCAAGGGATAAACCCTATAAAGGCACCAACTATATTATTCAGGGTACCGAAGGGGAAATAGTCCAGATGGCTATGGTGGATTGTCACAAGTACCTAAAGACTAAGAGCGTGCACAAGCGCGAGTATCAAAGTCCGTACATCTGCTTACAAGTCCATGACGAACTTGTGTTTGATTTCCCTAAGAACGATTGTACCTTTCGGGATATCGAAATGCTTAAAGAGAAGATGGAGGACGCAGGGACTTTTTACGGAGTTACCACCCCCGTAAAAGCAGAAGTAATTACTCACAAATGGAGTGAAAGCGAACCATTTACCACCTTACCTAATCGGAGAGTAAAATGTCTAAGTTAGATTCCTTCTCATGTCACGGACTAGAATTTACAACCAATGAAACCCAAGGAAAAACTTCCTGCCCATTTTGTTCCGATACAGGCGAGCATTTCTTTGTCAGCTTGTCTACTGGACAATGGGACTGTAAGCGTGGATGCGGTTCAGGAAATACCTATACCTTCCTGGCTAAGTTACATGGCTTACTCTTATCGCAGACCAAGGATTACAGTTCACTGGCTACTAGCAGAGGAATACCCATCAGAACGCTACGAAAAATCGGATTAGCCTTTAATTATTTTTCAGGTGACTGGCTTATTCCTATTCGTAGCGATAGCGGTTCCATTACTGATTTACGTAGATTTAATCCCACCGCTAAGAGACCGCGCGTCCTTTCTACTACTGGCTGTTCGGTTGGTCTCTTCCTGCTAGACAAGTTAAAGACTACAGGACCAATCTTTATGTGCGAGGGTGAATGGGATGCAATGGTATTACAATCCATTGTAGATCGTCTCTCTAAAGATAAGAAACGCGGAGAGTATATGCGTAGCGTCTCCGTACTAGGGGTACCGGGAGCTAACACCTTTAAGAAGGATTGGTCTAAGCACTTCCAAGGACGTGATGTTTGTCTCGTCTATGACAACGACGAAGCTGGCAGGGACGGAATGACTAAGGTGGCTTCGATTCTGGTTGGTTCCGATATACGTAAAATCTCTTGGCCTGTAGATACCAAGGATAAGTACGACATTCGTGATTTAGCCAAGGACATAACCGAACCCGGTAAGTTCTGGGATACCCTAGTTGATTCTCTCCAGGAAGGATCTACCCCCAACTACAAATCTAACCTCCAGAGAACTACCTTCGGTCAGGTCAAGGAAGACTTTTCATCCCAGCTACATTGGAACAAGCACCTGGAGGATGCTCTTGCTATCTTATTCGCTACTATGGTTGGAACTCACCTACCATCCGATCCAATATGGATGTTTCTGGTAGGGCCAGCAGGAGCAGGTAAGTCTCTCCTCTTAAAAGCTCTATCGGACCCCAATGGTAGAAATTCCATATTCCGTGATACCCTCACTACCGAGACTCTGGTGTCAGGATCTTCTTCTGTAGAGACAGATCCATCCATCTTGCCGGTACTGGATGGCTCTAATCTCATCATCAAGGACTACACAGCAGTCCTAGGGCTACCCCAGAGCGTCCAGGATTATCTCAACGGTGTTCTACGAGCACTCTATGACGGGGCATTCTCGCGTAGCTACGGGAACGGCGTAGTCAGAGAATACAAACCCCATTTTAACATCTTGGCGGGTGTCACCCCTCGTATCCATGGTCTGAGGCAGGCGGAATTAGGGGAACGATTCCTCAAATACGAAATGGTACCTCATGATTACGATTCGGACATGCATGTCTCAGCTAGCGTTAACGGGAAGTCTGTAGGCCCGAAGAAGGAGAAATTCCTCCTGGACTCGGCACAATCCTATCTAGACCATCTAAATGCCCGTCTAAAGCCCGAAATGGGTAAAGATGACTCAATGCCCATATTCCCAAAGATGCCCGTAGAAATGAACTCTCGCATCCTGGGGCTGTCCCAACTGATAGCCCATCTAAGGGCGGGAGTATCCAGGAATAGGGACGATCTGGTGTACCGCCCACAAGTGGAGATAGCTACCCGTGCTGCCAAGCAGCTAACCAAGCTATCCAGGGCATTAGCATTTGTCCTAGATACCCCAGTTGATTACCGGATCTTCCGGATCATCCGCCAAGTAGCAGCAGATACTTGTGTGGGTTGGACTCTGGAAGTTGCTTCTGTTTTGAGGGGATACCCAAGTGGGTGTACCCGGAAAAAAATAGAGCTGAAACTACAGATTTCGGAGTCCACAGTGAAGCGTGCCCTGGAGGATATGCAGATGCTTGGGGTGGTAGTAAAGCATGAGAAAACGGTACATACCGGAAGGAGGGGAAGACCGTCAGAAGTGTGGTCTCTCACACCTAAGATCAAACGTTACTGGAAGATGGCACGGTTCGATGGTGCTGAACGTGTCCAAAGGTTTTGTCCTCCACATTCTAGGAGGAGGAAGAATGAAACTGCCGATAATCAGGTAACGCATACTACCCCGGAGTGATAATTTTTTTACGTTGCGTATGCGATATAAAAGGTCCGCTATAAGTTCTCAGACGCTAGGAGGAAACCCTAACTTGAGAGAGGAGGAGTAAATGTTTCAATGCGAGATGAGAATCATACAGCGGTTACCTAACGGTGGAATGGAACCGGTGATAGGTAAAGGCGCTATTGAAGTAGACAAAGAAGAACTAACTCGTATGTCACCTTTACTAATAAATCGGTTGCATATGGCCTTGGATGGGCTGTTAGCGGAAGCAGTTTCCTTGTTATCTAAACGTACTCAAACAAAAGGAGAACGAGCATCTATTGAGGATGTACTGTCCTTGTACCAGTTTGGAAAAGCTAATCCAGACAAGATAGTAGGGGTTACTAAATGGACTGATGTTGCTGGAAAGTCTTACTTACGATTGGAGATTGAGAAATGACTCCTTACACAACGAAATGCCACAGGTGTAGTTTTGAATTTGCAGTAGAGCATAAATCACCCGCTTGGAGGTTAGATGGTTTTTGTTCAGTTAACTGTAAAAATTTTGGTTGGATTAGTACGGAGGATATGAACGACGGTCTACAAGAGATCAATGACGGTTGGAACCAAACAGAGTACTTAACCGAAGGCTGGGATAATTACACCCAGGAGTCTGTCGAAAGTAAGATTGACTTGGATGAGATACAGAGCCAACACGCTAGATGGACCTTTAAAAACTTTGGTAGGGAACTTGGGCCAGAGAGATGTCTGCAACCATTGGCTGGAGTAACAGAGGAAGCAGGAGAATTAGCCCACGCCATTCTCAAGTTAACCCAGAGGATACGAACTGACGAACCTCACTACAAAGAGGGTCAAGACGCTGTAGGAGATATAGTGATGTATCTCTTAGATATCTGTACTCGTATGGGATGGTCATTTAATGATTGTGTTGACCTAGCTTGGAGCACAATAGAAAAGAGGGACTGGACTAAAGAAAGAGAGGAAATGAATGCCTGATCCGAATGGACTTATGACCCCCGGTGAATTACTGAACCAGTTGACTAGGGGACAATCTCCTGCCCCACGGTACGATAATCAACAGACTGGTAACCCATTTGATATACCTTGGGAATCTCTATCACCCAAGGTCTCAGAGGCACTACGAGCTATGAACGCTCGGGGTATCTCTCTTTATTCCCCCTCATCAATACTACTGTACCAAGTCATTACCAACCAGACTGCGATAGTAGAGGCAGTTCAGATGCTGATGAACTTAGTTGGAGAATTAACAGATGCCAAAGATAACGAAGAGGAAGAAATCTCAGAGCCAAAACCAGAGCCAAAACGGAGACCAAGGACAAGGCGTACTGGATCTAGTGTGGCTAGACCCAAAAGAATTAAGCGATCATCCTGATAATTGGAACCTACATCCTGAGCGTCAGGTATCTGCTATAGGTGCGTCTATTGACGCTAACACCTTCTTTAATCCCATTCTCTACAATCTGGAGACTAACCGTATAGTAGGTGGTCATGGGAGAAAGAAAGCAGCTATCCGTAAGAAGTTATCTCTTGTTCCTGTAGTACGTGGTCGTTGGACTAAGGAACAGGAGTTAAGGATTCTAAGGGATGACAATGTTCTATCGCGTATGTCTGAGGTAGACCCCAATGCTCTGGATGCTCTCAATGAGCGCATCAATAGGGCTAGTGAATCTGTCAAGAATGCTAGCCAAAGGACTAAGCTGGACCTGGAACGTCTACAGAAGGACACAAAGGATTTAGCTTCTCAAATCTCAGGGGGTATCATCCCTGCTACTTTTGAACCCTCTGAGGACCGTAGGGTAAGACCTACCAATAAGGAACGGACAATACTAGATAAGGAGAGGGAAGATGATAGAGGGGATGTTATCAAAGTCAGTATCAATGAAGACGCTATATTTGAGTCATCTAATAAGTTTGGAATCCCAGATCTCAGAAGTGATATGCTCGCTCCGGAAGGTCCAGTTGGGACTTACGCAAGACAAGCCGATCTCTCGGACGAAGGAAACCTGTGGTATTGCATATCAGCTAAACCTTTCCCGAAACCGGATCAACGAAGCGGAGGAACTCTTGGATTCTTTACGGAAGATTACCGTTTCCAGCGATGCTATGAACGACCCTCCGATTTCTACGGAGAAAACATAGTAGAAGCGGATTGGACTGCTGTAGTAGAACCTGACTTTTCTATTTATGGCAACTACCCGTTTGTCCTTAAATTGTACCATCTTTACAAAAATAGGTGGTGTGCTCGATTCTGGCAGGAACTAGATATTCCCATCATTCCACAGATTTGCATAATCACTGATTGGAATAAAAAAAGCCTTTTTACTGCGAAAATGGTGTACGAAACTTTGCCCAAAGATATCCCGGTTATGGCTGCACAATGCAGACCTTTAATCAATTTGGATAGTGGCAACCACTGGATAAATTTCTTTAGATCCCTTGATTTGGCTTGCAACATACTGAATATAGGCACTATAATTCTTTACGGTGGACCTGAGTCTGAAAAACGATTCAAAGATGAATTGCCAAAAGGTCCAAACTACGTTTTGATTGATTCATACATTACTAGCCGAAGAAATACCTTCACAAGCGGAGAAAGTTGATATGGGCAAAGATGACGATAGGAAAGCGAAATCCGCCCTGAGAGCAAGGCTAAAGAAATCGCGCAAAAAAGTAGCGACTGAGTCCTCGTCAAAAGTTGCTGCGACAGCAGGAGCAAAAAAAGTAGCTAAGAAATCTGGCAAGGCGGTAACCCCTAAGAAAAAGAAGAAATCTGCTAAGAAGGCGAAGAAATCTACTAAGAAAGCGAAGAAATCTACTCCAACGAAGAAAACTAAAAGGACGAAGAAAACTAAAGGGACGAAGAAAACTACTCCAAAGAAGAAAACTAAAGTGACGAGGAAAAAGAAAAAAGCTAAGAGGTAGGTAATATGCTTCGTCCTCTGAGCCTACTCTTGGTACTTGTCTCCTATGCCCTGGGAGACAAGTACCCCTCTGTTTCTATCCCACCCCAGGATAGGGTTCACAACAGAACTGGTATGCAATGCTGCTATGCTTCTTTGGAGACCTTAGCTAGATATCATAAGATTGAATCTCTTTACGATCTGACTGCTAAGTACAAAGGTACGTCTTCTCCTACGCCCATTTGTAATTTACTTCAACGCAAAGGCATACCTCATGTGTGCCGCGTACCTTCTGACAAGCGTAAGGAAACACTAGCTTTCCTACAAAACGCTTGCTATAGCGGTTACGGAGCGTTGATTGGTATAAACGGAAACCATGCTTGTGTATTGGTAGGTCTAGATAACGACACCGCAAAGATCATTTCTAACAACCATCCTAGTAAGGAGACTCAGACCCTTCCTACAAGCAAGTTCCTACAGATATTCCATGGTTGGGCTGTTGTGATCTGGAAAGAAAAGACCATTCGTCCTCCTCGCTCTCCTCCCATTAGACGGCCAGAATGTGAAACCTGAATCAACAACTAACTGGCTGACCGTGAGTCAGATTATGAGAAAAGCACTGTTATTTTTCTTCTTGATTCTCACCCCTGCATACGCCATAGACACGCAGGAGATCCGTAACCAAGCGTTCGATAAAGCGGATTGGATCAATGCTATAGTTCGCGTTTCTATGCGTGATAAGCCTACGGATAACTTCCTTGGCGAAAGACCAGGAGGTAGTGGAACGCTTACCTACCACGACAGTAAACGCGGATACGTACTTACTAATCGCCACATAGTAATTGACGAAAATCGTAACCACCGGTATCCATACGCAGTAGTTAAATGGCTCAACGGAACTAAATCTCTAGGAAAAGTCCACTATGTGGATAGCGATGCTGACTTCGCAATTATAGTAGTGTCTGTAACTCCAGACATGCCCTATTTATCTTTGGCCCGTTCCGCTGAGTATCCAGTCAAAGGACAGAAAGTTTGGATGTGCGGGTACGGGGGTACGTCAGGGCGAATTACTAGGTGGAAAACCAATTACTTAGGTAAGGAAACACAATTTTTATCCTCTACCGACATAGCCTCTGCTACCAACACAATCAGCGGTGATTCAGGTGGAGCGCTGGTGCATCTTTCCCAAAATGGATGGAGGCAGATAGGTGTTCACTGGGGTTGGAGGGGTTTCAAGCAAAACAGGGCGCACGCTGTTTCTGCTGCTTATATCAGAGCCAGAACAAAGCAAGATACATTTCCCAGACGCAAGCACCCCAATCCTCCTTGGGAAGGTACCCGTCCTCCAGAAGGAACTATCCTTCCCCTTCCGGATGAACTTCCAACCCCTCCCGTCAGTAGTCCTGCAATACCTCCTCCCCCTCTTGCTAAAGCTCCCATTAAAGTTCCTGTACAGATTGAACCAGCCTCAGTACCTTTGGCTATAGTCGCTACGATAGACCCTCTGGTACTCCCTATCAAAGTAACCCCAGAACTACTGGATTGGACAGAAAAAGACATAGAAAAGCTGGCTAAGATAGTAGCGATCAAAGTTGCCGGCGAGGTAGAAATAGACTATGATTTAATCGTTAATAAGGTAAAGGATCAAATAGAAGTTCCAGAAGCTGCTTACAGGGAGAAATTTGTTTTAGTCCGTGGGGTTGGAACATCCTACTGGCCTAGAACTAGGAACTTTCTACGGGATGCCAGAGAGTCTTTTACGCCAATTGATGAAGTGCCCCCGGCTGACGTTAACTATACAGGACCGCTCCCAGTCTTGGTTTACTATATAAACGGAACCCCACAAACTGTGTATGAAGGACCAAAAAACGTAGATGACACCCTTACCCTTATCTCAAGAGGCGATCTCCCATGAATGCTATAGTAGCAGAATTGTTGACCCTAGAAATTGTCCTTGGATCTCGTCACTCCAGCGACCTAACACGTCTGGCGGATAGAAATGCTACCCAAGGATTGGCTATTATCCAGAACACCATACTCCAGTCTGTTGGTGCTACTGCTGATGATGGTCAGCTTATTGCAGCTTTACAAACTGCCTCTCGCACACCCAGACAAGGTGCTATAGAAAGTTAGCCCCCCCCTGAAACGGGAGGGGAGCTAAACGGATTTGACAACAACCCCTCCCGTTTCTTTTTAAGTCCCCACTATGACTCCCGATGAGCTATTAAATCTGATCCATAAGGCAGCAGAGAAAGACATAGAACTTACCCATCTAACAGCAGAGCTTCATAGCAATGAGTTGCAAAAAGCAACGGGCTTTGTTCAAACTATGTTGTCCGCTAACCAACAGCTTCTATTGGAGAGGGTGCTTGAAAACCCTCCCTAACCCCGGCTATGAAAAAAGCAGTTCTAACCCAGATATTACGCCTTGCTGATAGAAATATCAGTTGGAATCAGTACTATCAGGACAATTCCCATCTGGTGCATGGGGTACCTCATAGACCGGGGGAAACTGATAACACGTTTCAAAACGTCTTTAATTCCCTAGAAGAAGATGAACCCAAGCCTCCTTCCGGACCCGAACCTATTACCCCTAAACCCTCGCCCAAGCCTCCACCGATCCAAGCAGTGCCATCGGTCTCTACACCAAGTCCGACTCAACTTCCGCAAAGCGAAATTAAAGATTGGAAGGACCGGATTGTACCGGTACTCGGCTCTCTCTTACTACTGGGAACAGGAGCAGGAACATACCACCTTTTTACCAAAGAAGGAGACGCCCCTGCTATTGATCCGCCAGCAGTAACTGACTCTACCTCTCGTAGGTCATTGCTACAGTCCCTGGAAGATGGAGGATACCATGTCGGAGGAAGAGAAAACGTTAGTTCCCGAAGTAGCGACCTTGATCAGTGAGTACTCTAAGAGAAGAGAACGTCTACACAATCGTTCTACTGCCATAACAGAGGCTCTTTGTCTTGCAGCCAACGTAATGTACTACCGCATCGGTACTGCTCAGTTACCCAATTGCGACAAGGAAACCCTATTTGACAATGAAGGAAAGATCTTTACATCTATCCTTTCCACAGGGGTCACCGATGAAGTTGACAAACATGAAAGCGTTCTCAAATAGGATTCGTAATAACCCAGTCGATCCTGCATGGCTACGTGGCTATTCTGCTGGCTTTGAGGATGCTATGGAGATATCTAATGCGAACCATGGAACTAGTACGGGACCAACTACAGAAACAGCTAGAGGAGGACATAACGGAGCCGACCCAACTGACTCAACAGACCCAACTAGACCCACGGGTAACGGAACTGTTCCAGAATCCGAAGATACTCCAGATCCTTAAATCTCTAGTAAAAAACCCCCTGATGATCCAAGCAGTATCCAGCTTCACCCAGAGAAAAGAATCTGAGATAGCTTTAGCTCAACTTCAAGCTCTTTATACGCCTGAGGAACTGGAAGAAATGACTAAGAATCTAACGAAGGGTTAAGAAGCTATGAGGTATCCCAATAAGTTCCGCGCCCTGCTATGGTCCCGGCGGTTCCAGTCAGCCGTAGTCGGGATAGTCGTAGTCCTGCTACACGAAACGTTGGAAATCGACGAGGAAACCGCCCGCACAATAGCAGGCATAATTATCGGCTGGGTTATCGGGGACTCTATTATGAAGACGACTTGAACTTACGTTACCCGAGAAGATCACTCTTCCCTTTCCCCGCAAAGTAATAGATAATTCCCCCGTGGTAAAGCACCAAGTGGTGTGGCAAGCTAGGGAGTTGCGTATCGCGGAAACCCCAAAGCTTAAGGATAAGGGTAATCGTGGCTAGACGACGTAAGAAACTAAAAAAGAGAAGTGAGTCTTCCGGGTCAAAGAATACCCACGCTGTCGCGTTAGGTAAGCTTGGTGGAGCTAGGGGAGGTCCAGCCAGAGCGGCTATACTTTCTCCAGAGAGACGACAGGCCATAGCTAGAATGGGTGCTAAAGCAGTTAATTCCCGTGGTAGAGATAAGCCTGGACGAGTAATATGACCCGCCAAGAAGCACTAGAAATCGTCCTAGGTATGGCAGAAGCTTATTACGGTAGAGAACCCGCTTATCCTGATACTCTAGCTAGACAGCACGAAGCTATTAACATTCTGCATTCTTACCCCATAGAACAAGGGCCTCAGAAAACATTTGCTTTCCTTGACACTGCTCAAGACTAGGTATAAACTTTAACTGCATTCTTCACTACTCTCCGGAAACGGACTTCGCGGATCTCCCCTGGTTGCTAGCCCTACCAGGGGAGATTTTTTTATGGACACACTTATGGGTGCTGATAGAATCTACAGTTTCCCCGTCCATTATTGGGAAATAAAGGACGGAGACACCATAAATCTCCTCTTAGACCTGGGTTTTGACACTACTCATTGGGTATCATCTCGTTTAATGGGCCTAGACGCCCCTGAGACGCGATATCTCTACCAGAGGGCTACTGGCACTCTAGTTAAGAATGTGGCTTTAAAATGGCTTCTAGAGGCTGAGGCAAAGCATTCGCTTCTCCAGAAATCTGATCCTGACGGATGGCCTAAGAGATACCCGGAATGGGATAAGCCTTTTGAATCTAGATCTAGACTAAGGTATAACAGTACTCAAACAGAGAAAGATAAGTACGGTCGTAGCTTGGGGATCATAATAGACCCAGGTCATGATATTTCTCTTAATAGGTATCTATTAAATCAGGGTATAGCTCGTCCTTATGATGGAGGGCGTAAGGGAGTATGGACTGAGAAAGAGTTAAACGGTATCAATGCCCGTTGTAAAGCTATTTTGACATCATAGAGGGAATATTTCCGTTTTAATCTTCGTTGCAATTAGCTAGGGCATAGTGGAGTTTCTATAAGATGGGCAAGCTATGGAATACGTTGAGTACGGCATCGCAATATTACTTGCAGGAGTTATTTATGCTTTGGTTGACAAAGTCATCGCACCACTCGTTACCAACAAATCAGGAAAAAACGGAGTTGGCAAACAAGAATACATCAACCATCGAACCGAACAGCGACTCGATAAGAACGATAGAGACATTGAAGGACTTAACGCGACAATGTCAGACGTTAGAGTCAAAGCTGAAGGGTTAAAAGAGATTCTTAAGCGAGTAGAAGCTGCTGTTAGAATCAGGGAAAATTAAGGATTACTACGCTTTTGAGGTAGTAATCCGTAAAAGCTATAAAGAGAGCCCCTGTAGAAAGGTCTCTGGAAGGCAGTACTTGGCTGCTGGACAGGGTGAATAGCCTGCTGGACAAACGGACCTGCACATAGGCCCTTTCTTCTTCGCACCATACTCAGTATACTACTAGAACTATGGCTAATCGCTCTACGCACACCCTTGATAGGTTCACGTTATCCGACTGCTCCTTATTCGTCGAAAGTAATAGGTTTGGTACGTACTTAACGTTTATTTTAGCTGGTGCAGCACCCTCTTCTGCTGCTGCTGCGGTAGGTCTCCCAATCAAGACACATTCTAAGTGGTTAACCTTGGGGAGACGTGATCAAGACCCTGCTTGTATTTCTCTATATCAGAAGACTATTGAGGCCATAGGGCAGGCTACTGTCCAAGCAGAGGCTGAAATAAAAGAGAGAGATCCCAAGTGGTGGGCTATTAATGGACCTAGAATGCTACTCTATGATGGGTTCTACGGTAGCTCTATACCTGACCCACAGGTGGATCAAATAGAGCAGGAGATAGATGAGGGGGGTGAGGATAGCATCACTCAGCAGCAGCTTATGGAGACTCTATCTGAGTTGCGTAAGGCTGGTCTATCTATTGATGCTATGGTCGACGCTTGGATGGGTGGTAAAGCACAGATAGCGTTCAGAACTGAGGAGTCATCAGATGAGCGTGAAGCTGTAGCATCTGTATTCGGTGATGGCCAAGCTGGTTTGCTGAATACGTCTAGGGAGAGGATACCTGATTAAGGTATCTCCATTCGCTGATTTATATTCAGCATTAGTACCCCCTCCCCCCCCCTCGCTTGAGCGCTCAAGCGGTATTAATTATTGGGTTAAAATGACTCCACCTGCGCGAAAGAACACCCCGCTACTGGGTGTTTGATCAAGCCCAGGCCCCCCCAGCGCCGGCGGCGACCCCAGGGGGGGGGGGGGGGGGGGGGGCGGCGGCGGGCGCCCCC